ATTCCTACACGGCTGATCAGGACATCGTGATTCAGGTCATCCACAATGGGTACGAAGAGGTGATCCTTTACAGGACGTTGGTCGATGCCAACGCGACTGTCGTCGTCACGCTCATACCGGAGACAAATTTATAATGCAATTACAACAGGCACAGCTCGGTATTCGTGTCGGTGAGGATTGGGAGGTGCGAACACCTGACCAGACAGTCCTCGTGATGCTGCCACGATCGCTGAATGACGCACAGGTCGTCCATATCCTTGAGTTCGCGCAGCGTTATGAAAGGTTAGCGCACAGGGAAGGCGTCGAGGTTGGGCAAGGCTCAATGCAAGCCGCAGCAACGCAGCGCATCAACGCGCTACAAGATCGGGTCAGGTCACTCGAAGCTCATAACGAGTTTTTGGCCGAGACTCTGGAAAGACATTTAGACGGAGATCAGGCAAATGCCAACGATTGACCTTAGCAACTACAACACGGTAGGCGGGCTTGTTCAGAGTTCGCAGGGCCGATCGGGTACGCCTGACGGCAACATCTTTTTCGATGTCGCGAACGGACGCATCGAATTGATCACGGCAGAGGAACTCGCCAACGTCAACATGACCTCGCGAGGTGGTGGCGCGTCCGTTGCAAATCCGCTGACCAATCAGGACGGCGTGAAGATCGAGGCGCTCTACGCGTTCGAGCGCGAGCAGCGCCGCATCGACGAAACGCTTCGACAGTATGATCCGTTTTTCGCTGGCACGTTCAAATTCGCTGGCGCTTACAACATCGTCAACGGTCGCAAGTTCGACGACGCAGATGGATCGGCAACCAGCTCGACAACGGACGATCGCTTCAAGCTGCGCGGCTCTGGCTGGCGTGAGCTTGACGCAAGTGGCTCGATCGGTCGCATCTACTTCGGTGGTCGTTCGCTTGGTAACATCGAGGCGACCTCTCAGCCGTACTACCAGCTCACAGCGCTTGGCGCGGTTACTGACTTTGACAAGGTTGGCCCCGTAGATGAAGCGGTTCAGGTTTACGGCGACAACGCTGTAGACGCGAACACGACGACGTTCGACTCGCGGACCTATCTCGCGCTGTCGGTTCGGACGTATGGGTTCAACCCTGATCGAAAGACGCTGGCCGACTCTGGTGTGACCGAGATGGACGGTTACTCTGTCGGATTCGCGCTCGGTGAGACGGTTCACCTGACGACGAACACGACGAGCCACCCGCTCGCGAGCGTTTACAACGCGAATCCAGCGAGCCAGCTCGGTGTCTGGTTGAACATGACGTTGGAGCAGCTCGACACTCCGCAAACGGAAACGGGCTTCAACGAAGCGGATGGCGACTTCACATGGGTCCTCAACAACCCCAATGGGGCATCACTCGACGAGTGTGTCGCGTATCTCGATGCGATCTCAACGATCGACGGAGACATCAACGCCCATGCGACGAACGCCACGAACGGCAAGCAGGTCGGAACGTGGTACACCTACTCGGCAGACGGCAAGATTCAGCCGCACGTTGATGACGGCTCGACGGGCGAAGGTCTGTTCATCGAAGGACTCGTGGGCGTTGACAAGCAGGCGGTGATCTTCACCGATGACGCTGGCAACACCAAGACCTATCCGTTCTTCGTCTCGAACATCGTCACCGTTGGAGCGAACGCTGTTGCCGATGCGAACGCATGGTTCCACGCGTTTTTCCGCGACGGCGCAGACAATACGCCGGGAGGCGGTGACGACTTCAACACCGCTGGCGCTGTCACGGTGCAGGACTCGGCGGCGTCGGCAGTCAAGGGTACGGTGGCAGTATCTCCGTTCCGCTCTGGCAATGACATCGTTTTCGAGTTCGACTTTGATGGCGACACTGTTGGCGGTCCCGCTGGTCAGAACAAGTGGGTCGTTTTCGAGTGTGAAGGCGATGGCGGTGTCACGGCAGCGAAGACGCTGTTCCAGATCACGAACGCAGCGGCGACGATTACGGCGTCATGTATTCCGGGTGTCGAGACGAATGTCTGATGCCTCGCATACGCGCCCAACAGATCACGATCGACATTCCACGGACTAACTCTGAGCCGTGGATCAATATCGTGGTTCAGCTCGTCGAAGACGACGGCGGGATCGTTGATCGTTACGACTTTTCGCACCGAGCGCTTGGCAAGGTAGCGACAGAAATCGTGACGTTCACCGATCCGGTCCTTCAGAAGCAAACGTCGGTATCGGTCTACGGTTTAGCGGAGGCGATAAAGGAAGCGGTCGTTCATTGGTTGGTGGCAGATCACAATGGCACCTACCTCGACGGCAACATCAATCTGGGAGCATAGGTCGTGGCGCTTGTCGCTTCAGTAGACGGACCGAATCGAAGGATCTATCTCGGCGTCGATAGTGTCGGCGTCGATATTCATCCTATCGACATCTACAAAGAGGTCAGGACGCTCAGGCGAACCGACGAGACTCTGCGCCCGTTCGATGTCTTCATGCAAGGCAAGGGTAATGAGCCGAAGGGTTCTGGCAAGTTCACTGAGCGCTACGTCGTCCTGTTGAATGGTACGCGCATCGTCCCTTACGACGGATCGCATACTCTTCGCGTCATCGGCACAGTGATCACCGACGAAGGAACGTCGGGCATATCGTGTTTCGATCGTGCGCCGTTGACTCCTACGTCGATCGTGGACATCGAGTACGAGCCGCCGCAGGTTGAAATCGTCACGGTGAACACTGGCTCTGGACTGACGGCGGCGCAGGCTGATCAGCTTCAGGACATCTTCAGGATTCTCGGGCTTGACGCTGCGAATCCGTTGAGCATCACGGACGCGCTGATTCAGGTCGCCGGAATTGTTCAGGACATCACGCAGGTCGATGCCAATACGACAACGGTCAGCAGGCAATGAGCGTTGCAACGCGTTTGGCGGTCGCTACGCGAGGGTTTCGCGGAGGCGAAGGAGGCGGGGGCGGTGGCCCGACGCAGTATATCGTCGTGGAGGCGTTTGTCGATATGGATGGGAACGAGATCGAAGTCATGGCAGAACCTTTGGGCGTCGAGGTCGATGTCGAGGTGTTGCGTTTGGACTTCGTTGCAGACTTTGAGGATGGCATCGCTGCCGATGTCGTCGTGAACAGGACGGAGACGATTCAGTGAGCAACATCACCTACTACCGAAACGACACGGTAGGCATAAAGATCACGCTACGGTCGAAGGCTGACCTCGCGCCGGTCGATCTCACCAACAAGACGTTGACGCTGACGGTTGACTCGCTCGAAGACCCTGCCGATGCGTTGAGCAACCTGATGCAACTCACGGGCGTCGTGCAAGCGCCAGCAGCAAACGGCGTGGTGATCTTCACACCAGCAGGAACGGACAGCGATTTCGCTCCGGGTGATTACTGGTACGACATCCAGATGGAGAACACTTCGGACGGGCTTGAGCGTCAAACGGTCGTGAAAGGCAGGTTCTATCACAAGCAGGACATCACCAAGTAGTAAACGGGCGCACCCTTTGGGTGTTAAATTTAGGCGAGTCGAAGAGAGAAACATATGGCGATTGTCACCCCACCCGCTGCCAATGCTGATGCCTACACGGACGTCGCAACGGCAGACGCCTATCACCTGACCCGCGTGAATACGTCGGCATGGGATGGCGCTTCGACTGCGAACAAGGAAGCGGCGCTGAAAATGGCGACGCGGCGACTCGAAGGCGAGCGCTGGAAAGGCATCAAGGCTGACGAGCTGACGGTCAACTCGCTACGCTGGCCTCGAGCGGAAGTCTACAACGCCGACAATCAGGTCGAGGCGAGTGATTCGGTGCCGATTGCGATTCAGCAGGCGACGGCAGAGCTGGCGCTCGACATCCTGAAAGCGGCAGCAGACGAGGCGGCAGGACTGACGAATCTGACGCAAGAGGTCGCAGTCGGCCCCGTGAAGCTCAAGCTGGACACCGCGAGAGCGTCTCAGACGGCCTCAGAGCCGCTTTCGAGCGAGGTTGATGCGCTGATAAGCCCCTATCGCCTTGCAAGCGTCACAGGCGCGCTGATTCGCGCATGAGTCTCGCCGCTACAGTCGCGGGAGCCGTCGATCTCGCCTTCGCTGCGGCAGGCGATCTCGTCGCGGATGTCTGGGTCACTCGTCAGGTCACGAGCGCCTATGATTCTGCGACGGGCGACACCACGCAGACAGAGGTCGAGTACCAGTTCACGGGCATCGTCGATACGATCGAGCGCAGAGGCGAAACAGGCTCGAACAGTCTCGGCGCGGCAGGCTCAGAAGTCGAGCAGCAGAAGCAGAGGGTATTCCTCAAGCCGGGGGATGCCGATCCGCAACAGGGCGACGAGCTGCGCGTTGGCGAAACGCGCTACAGGATCGCGAAGGTAGTACCCGTTATGCCAGATGGCGTGACGGTCATATTGTGGGAGCTGGAAGTCGAGTCGTGAGTTTTGGAGCGCAGCTTGCCGCCTTCGGTGAGAAGGCGAAGGTCAAACAGGAGCAGGCGCTTCGCAAGGTGTCGCTCGAATTGTTTGGTCGCGTGATCATGCGAACGCCAGTTGATACTGGAAGGCTGCGTGGTAACTGGCAGGCGACGACTGATACACCAGCGGAACGCGAGCTGGACAGGAACGATAATTCATCGCCAGCCAATCAGCGCGGCGCTGGATCATCGTCTGCGAAGCAGGAGATGGAAGAGTTTGTTCTTGGCGCTGACAGGCCAACGAACTTTTACCTGACCAATCCGCTGCCGTATGCTATACCGATCGAGTACGGCGATCCGCATGGATCGCAACAGGCTCCGCAAGGAATGGTCAGGATCAGCGTCGCAGAGTTTCAGGACGTTGTGGATGAAGTGGTGGGTGCGCTTTGATTGATTACAATGAGGTCAGGGCAGCTCTTGATGGTAGGCTTGAGGCTTATCAGGCGACGAACATCGCATGGGAGAACTCGAACTTCACGCCAAAGGAAGGCGTCGGTTATTTGCGCCCGTTCATGCTTCCGGTTGAGCCGAAGCAGGCAACGGTAGGCGTCAGTGGATTGGATCGCGTTTCAGGGATCTACCAGATTGACGTAGCGGAACCGAAGGATGGCGGCAACGGTGCCTTGCTACGCAAGGTCGATGCGGTTATCGCGCAATTTGCGCGCGGCTTGTCAGTGACGAGCAACGGGGTCACAGTGACCATTCTACGAAGCTGGCCGGGGCCAGCATTGGCTCGGGGTTCGTTTTACGTCATCCCGGTTTCAGTTTCTTGGTACACCTACGGATAAGGACTTTTTGAGATGCCATTAGCAACAGGCGCACAAGCCGAAATTGGTTACATCGAAGAGGTGACATATGGCGTGACGCCGGGTACGCCTGAGCTGATCGCTCTGCCCGTCACCGGGATTACTCCTGAAGTGACGAAGGAGGGTTTCCAAAGCGGCGACCTTCGTTCTGATCGACAGATCGCAGACTTCCGTCACGGCGGCAAGGCGACAACGCTCGCGCTGCCGTTCGAGCTGAAGCATGGCGAGTTCGACCCGCTGTTGGAGTCGGCACTCTTTGGCACGTTCACGACGAACGTCCTGAAGGCTGGCGTCACGCGGAAGAGCTTCACGATGGAGGTGGCCTACACCGACATCAGCCAGTATCACGTTTTCAACGGTCTGCTCGTCAACAGCTTTTCGCTTTCGGTTTCGACCGACGCGACTGTGACGGGATCATTCAACATGGTCGGACTCGACATGACGCCGGGAGTCGCTACGATCGACAACCTCGGCGGCTACACGCCAGTCGGTGCCAAGCGTTCGTTCGATTCGTTCTCTGGAACGATCAACGAAGGCGGCAGCGCGATTGCGATCGTCACGGCGATCGAGCTGAACGTCGAGAACGGACTCACGCCCGCGAAGGTCATCGGCTCGGACATCCCTGCCGAATACTTCGATG